GCTTTTTTTATAGGGTTAAGGCAGGTGATTTATGGATTGGCAAATGATTTTTTTCTTATGGGGTATGTTATGTGCTTACGTGGTCGTTCGCGGTATTTCCGGTTAGTTTTGGCTTGTTTTTATTTTGTTTTTCCGCTTACTCTTTGGCTGTTCCCGCTTGTTATTCACGTTCAACTATACAAAAAGGCTCAAAACCTCAAAATAGTCCTAATGCTTTAAAGACCAGTTGTAAATTGATTAGTTATGGTTCAGGTTATAAAAAATGTAGACAGCCTGATGGTGATGAAGATTTGACTACTATTGAATCTGATGATACGGGTTTAACTATCCATCATGGCAAATCACAAGATAACTTTTTTCATGATGGTTGGTGGACTTGGGACGAGCAATTTTCTTTTGGTTCTAATTTAAAAGCTGTTTATAGAAACGCACTTTTACCGTCATTAATTAAAGCATTAAAAAATGATAATTGCGATATAGCCAATGCGATTTTAGACGCAATGCAAAATCCGAATATTGTTAAAAATGGCGATAGTGAATTTCTAGGTTTTAAAAACGGTGATGATAAATGCGCCGTTTTGCCTGATGGAAAGACGCTTTGCAAAGGGCCGAGTTATAGATTAAGTAAAACTAAAGACGGTGAAACAAGATTGCATGTTGATCCCAATAATCCTGAGTGGAGTAAATCATTAGATGATTATGCCGGCACCAAGCAAAGTGAGAATAATAATAACCCTGGAACTCCCGGTGATAATAAAGGTGATGGTTCCGGCATTCATCAACATCGTGGAAATGGCTCTTCTCCGGATAAAAAGGGTGAGGCTGAAAATGGAAATAATAAGCCCGGACAAAAAGGCGGCGATAAAAAGGGTGATAAACCGGGTAACGGTGGTAATGGCGGTTCTGGGGTTGGTAATGGCAAAGGTGATAATGATGGAGATGGAGATGGCGATGGTAAGGATTTGAAAGATATTGATAAGCCTAATTTGCAAACTCCCGATTTAGAAAGGACATTAAGGGCTGCTAAAAAAGGCTTGGATGATAGAGTCGGTTCAGGTTATGAGCTTTCAGCGGGTCAATGTGAACCGATAACGGTTCCTGTCTTCAATAGAACGCAAACAATAGACGTTCATTGCAAGATTATTGATAAAATGGGCGCAACGGTTTCGCCTGTTTTCACTCTACTTTGGTCTTCATTGGCTTTGATTATTATTCTTTCGGCTTAGGTGGTATATGGTTAAGTTAATTATTGGTTGGATAGCTAAAAATTCAGGCGGATTGCTGAAATGGCTTTTTGATTCGGTTGTTTTGAAATTTATTGTTTTTCTTTGATTTATCTTTGCATTCAAGAAGTTGTGCCATTGCTTTTAGATATTTTTGTCGGTGATAAATTTGATGAAATTAAACAGCTTTTGGGTCAGGTGCCGGAGAATGTGGCTTATATTTTAAAAATGTTCCGCGTTGATTTTGCTTTTAAGGTGGTTTTAAGCGCTTATCTTATGCGTTTTGTTATTCGCCGCATTCCGATTATAGGTTGAGGATTTTATGGCAATTTCGGCTTATGTGGGTATACCGGGTAGCGGTAAATCTTATGAGGTTGTGTCTTCGGTGATTGTTGAGAATTATCTCAAAGGAAGACGCATTGTAACGAATATTGAGGGAATAACAGACGAAAAAGTAAGGGAGTATTGTTTAAACAAAAAGAATGCCAAGGAAGACGATTTAGGGCAATTAATAAGGGTATCTGATGAAGATTGTCAGCGTGATGATTTTTTCCCGTATAAAGGTAGCGATGACAATACGATTTGCAAGTCCGGCGATTTGATTTGTATTGATGAAGTATGGCGTATTTTCCCGACCAATGAAATTAAATCAAATCATCGTTCTTTTATTGCAGAACATCGTCATTTTACCGATGAAGAAACGGGCGTTTGTTGTGATTTGGTTGTTATTAATCAATCTGTAACGGGCATTCCGCGCTTTATAAAGGATAGAATCGAAACTACTTTTTTAATGTCTCGCTTAGTTTCTCTTGGCTTGGGCAAGCGTTATCGGGTGAATGTTTATACTGGCGTGAAATGTAATAAACAAGGTCTTGTTGCACAGTATCAGAACAAATATAACGAAGATATTTTTAAGCTTTATAAATCGTTTGATGGCGTTAATGGAAAACAATCGGTTGTAGATGACCGTCAAAACTTTTTTAAATCCGGCACCTTCAGACTGATGGTGATATTTGTTATTGGTGCTTTTTCTTATAGTTTTTATGCCTTAAAACCTTACATTTACCCGGATGTACAAGATGAACAGGAGCAATATCAAACAAAAAATGACGGGACTCACAATCAATCTTTCATAAATCAAGGCCCCCAAGACGTTAAAGGCGCTAAACATATTAAAGACAATGAGTTTGCTGATTTGTATGAAGCTATGACAACCGGCGATGATTTAAAAATACAACAAAAAGAGCTTTTGTCCGAGAAATGGAAAATCACAGGTGAATTATCTAAAAACGGTCAATTGTTTGTTGTTCTTATGGACACTAAAAATAATTTGAGACTTGAACCAAGGCGATTTTTTAATGGTGAAGGTAGAGAGTTAAAAGGTGTTATCGGTGGTGAAGTGGTTTCTTATTATTCCGGAGTGTTGAAAAATGAAAATGTTTTTAAGCAATAGTATTAAAAATTTGTTGGGCGTTTTGGGGTTTTTACCCTGTTTTTGTGGTGCGGTAAATGTGGATTTTAAATTAGATGCCGTGCAGTTGCCGAAAGCGGTTAGCATGATTTACGGTGACGTATTGGAAAAGCCGTATATGCTTGATCCGCAATTAGCTAATGATGAACGTTTGATAAGCTTCAAGGTAACTGAAAAGCAGGATTTTGAGCAATTTATAGTTCGTTATTTTGGTAATATGAACATAAAAACTTATGAGAAAAACGGGGTTGTGTATATTGCAAAAATTGAGCCTAAAGTTGTTAGACAAAGCTTTGTTTATAGCCCCGTTTATCGTGATGTTGAATATCTTGCTGAATTTTTAAAACACAATAACAACGATGAAAAAGCGGTATCTGCAAGCGGTGATAAGCTTGTTTATTATGGCACCGGGGAAGAAATTGCCCGGGTAAAATCGGTGCTTAAAGGCGTTGATGTTCCGGGGCGTGAAATTGTGGTAACAGGTTATGTTTTTGAAGTTCAGACCGAAGAAAAAGAGGGTAGTGGGATTAATCTTTTAGCAAAACTTCTTTCAGGAAAACTCGGGATTAATATAGGCGTTAAGCAGAACTATGAAAACTTTATAACAGTAAATACAGGTAATCTTGATGCTATGATTGAACTTTTTCGTACAGATAGCCGATTTCACGTTGTAAGCTCTCCGACAATTCGCGTTAAATCAGGCTCAAAGGGCAATTTTAGCGTTGGCTCTGATGTACCTATTCTTGGCTCGGTTACTTATGATAGAAATGGTCGTCCGGTGCAGTCCATTGAATATCGCTCAAGCGGTGTAATTTTTGACATATTGCCGACGATTAAAGCCGATAATATTGATATAAAAATTCAGCAACAACTATCTAATTTTGTTAAGACGGATACAGGTGTTAATCAATCTCCGACACTTATAAAACGCGACATTGTCACAGATGTAAGTGTAAAAAATGGCGATGTGATAGTTTTGGGTGGACTGGCCGAAAACAAGATAACTGAAGGCGAAACAGGTTTTTCATTTCTTCCTAAAGGTTTTTTAACGGGAAAATCCAAAAATGATACTAAGACAGATATAGTGATTTTACTCCAAGTGAAACTTGTCTAACTATTTTCCGCTTGCGGAAAATGCAGGGCGAAGGCTTGCAGCCCGGTAAACCATGCTCGATGTTATTCGGGCATTTTTATTTGTTGCGCGCTGATGATTTTAATCGAGAAATGAAAATTTCCCGCCCCTGCAAATACCCCTAAAGCCACGTAATAACTGCTGATTAGATAATGCGATACGTGCTTGAATTTATGCTTACATTTTTAAATAAGTCTTGATAAATCAATATTTATTGATGTTACAAGGCTTTATTTTTTCAGTTTCCATCACGTTTAACCAGTAAGATTGACCTGTGAATAACTCTGTGTTTTTATTAATCCGTAGCGTTTGTTAACGAAGTCACTAAATTCGCATAATGATTTTTCGGATTATGTTACAATTCGCAGCGCGGTATAATCGCGCAGGACCGCGCAAGAATTTATACATAATCCGTGATTATGCGAATTTAACTTATTGATATTAATAATTATTATGAGCGATTTAACAATAAAATATATAACGCCAAAATATTTTTATGAGCTTGTTAAGCTACTAAAAACGATTAAGTATAGCGTTGAAATTACCGATAACTCTTTGTCGATTAGATTTGATACGCAGAGAGATTTGTGTGTTGAATTGTTTGATGTTTGGCAGCTTTTGAAAGAATTTGAGTATTCTTCTGTGCCTGTTGATTTGGAGGATTTTTTAAAAACTTATAGCCCCGTTTACAGGTATGGTAAACGTTATTTTAGGCGTTAATTTCTGCCCTTTAATTTTCTGATGTCGCTTTTTTCCTGCTTTCCGATGCGTTCAATTTTGGCTTTTGGCCCTGGTTTTTTAAAATCTTCAACAATTTTTTTCGAAACATGTTCTTCAAATTGTTCTGTTCTTTGCTGGGTAAAGGGGGATTCTTCATATTTAAACGCGCCGTATTCACGCACTCCGTCGTAACGAAATCCTGCCGTAAAAATTATTGTGCTTAATGTAAGAATGATTTTTTTCATGTGCTTCAAGATTGTTTAAAAAACGCTCGAAAAAGTTCGGAGTGTAGTTACACCCGAACTTTGGTATCAAATTTGATACTAACTAAGCTCTATTTCAAGATCGCCATTTTTATTAATGGTTACTTTTTGAGCAAGATTTTCGATTAAAAAATGTACAATATCAGATTCTTTATAGATTTTCTGATGTCCCGCTCCGATAGCTTTTTTAGTAAGCTCGAAAGATAAATCCTTTAGTTCTATTGCTTCCTGCTTCTTCAATCTTACTGTTTTATCAGATATAGATTTATTCATGAGTACCTTTCTTTTAAAAATGTGATTTACATCATACTTTTTGTATACAAATTTTACAATATACATATTGACAATATACAAGTTACTAATTTATATTTATCTCCAATGTAATTTGTAACTTGTATACATAAAATGAACTATCATATCGACTGGCTAACAATAGAACAAGATTTTGGCTATCAAATCCCTGATAGCGTGGTTAGTTCTATTTTTAATTTTGGTATGGTCGGAATTCATTTGGATACCGGTGAAATGCAAGAGGGTGTAAGAACTCCAATTTATAGACATAGAGGAAGTTACTGTGATGAAGTATCAATTCGCGTTTCTGGTTCTGTGGTTAGGGTTGATGGCAATCCTAGTCGTTGGGGAAAAGTTGAAAATTTACTTGGATTTACCGATATCGATGCTTGCGTGTGTTGTTTTAACAATATTCTTTTTAATTTGGGGCTTCCTACTTTTTCGCGTTGTACGGAAATCTTCTATCTAAACGGAAAAGACGGCGAAAAAGTTAAAAACATCGAATGGCGCAATTATAAAACGCTTAGATATTACTACTAATAAATCGGTTGGCTCAGGCAATGAACGCACATTTATTAAGGCGTTATCTCAAATGCGTTATCGTAATTCAATCGGCAGACTTCATACAAACGGTTTAACAGCCGATTGGTTATCAGATAAAGGCAACGCGAATCTTATTTACCCGAGTTGCTATATAAAGCATGAAGAAATGAAGCTTCATTCTTATGAAAAGATAAAAAATAAATTCGGCATTGACTCTAATGAATTTCAGTATTACGACCGCGTTTTTAATTATTGCCGTGAAAATGGGGTAGTGCGGTTTGAACAGAAATTAAAATCACGTTATTTACAGAGGGAAAATTTATGCTATTGGGGATTAAGTGATTTTTCGAAGCTTGAGAAACTACAAGAGGAGTTTTGCGGAATGTATAAGAAGTTAAGTGTAAATAAGATTGAATTGGAAACGATAGCTGAGCAATTAATTTCTCAAGGCGTTGTTGATAGTTTACGTAAGGCTAATACGACAGCTTTTTATGCTATGCGTTGGGCTTCCGGTGATGACTTAAGTGATCTTTCAATAGCTACATTTAAAAGACATCGTGCAAATCTTCGTAAAATTGGAATTGATATAGCAAATCCTTGCGATACTGAAAAATTCCAAGCAGTACAAGTTATTTCGTGTGAACAAATTATAGTTAGACCGTTTAAGGCTCCGGATTTTTATCAATACCCAAGCAACTTAAGATTTGTTGCTTAATTAACTAAGAGGAAACAAAAATGCGTACAGGTTTTTATATCGTTGGCAAATTATTAGGACAACGTGCAAATTCATTTACTAACCGCGAAACAGGTGAAGTTCGTGAGCGTCATACATTAGGGATTCAATTGAAAGAACCTGATGGTTTTGGCGGTTATAACACTTTAACCCAGGAATTAAAAATTGATGAACGTTCTGTAAATCAGGCTTTGAATGCGACTGTAGAACGCTTAAAAGGCAAGTTTGTTATGGTGCTTGTTTATCCGCGCGAATGGGCGATGGAAGGCGGTAGAAAAGGTATTACTTACAACTTTGACGAAAATTCGACAATTGAAGAGGTTAAAGAGTAATGCGCGACTTCTTAGAAATGGTTGGCGCAAGCTTTATCGGTTGTTCAACCGCGTTATTAATGCTTTATTTAATTCTTCTTTAAATCCCTTGGGCGGTTTATGCTCCTTATTGACCGCCCCTTTTTAATATAAACAACATGCTTAAATTACTATTAATTTTGTTTATTTGGCGTTTTTTAAAACGCGTAATAAATCGGATAAAAAATAAAAATGAGTGAACAAACATTAATAAGAATTAATGCTCAACTCTGTGTTAGTGATAGGGGTTGTAGCGATGTGAATTTGAACATGACGCAAGCCGAGGCTTTCAAAATTTATCAGCTTGCGCCAAGTTCAAAAGGCGAGAAAGTCGATTATTCCCAGTATAAGGAATTTTGGGCTGTCTCATTTTCAGCAACGTTATCTTTATGGCTTATAGCTTACTTTGTCGGTAGGCTTTTAAAGTTTTTGAAGTAACGCAACTAAGGAAATTTTACTATGTTAAAAACATTTAAAAAAGTAGCCGGTTATGCAACGGCTTTAACGTTAACTGCATTTGCTTCTGTGTCATCTTACGCTGCCGGTATCGGCGATATTGCTACTCAGGTTGACATGACTCAACCGAAAGAGGCAGTTATTGCTTTGGGTGTTGCGTTGGGTGGCTTTTTAGTCGTTGGTCTTGCAGTGCGTTATCTGCTTGGTTTCTTTAAACGCGCATAACGTTTAGCCCGGCAAAAAAAGCCCGCGCGCCCGCAAGAATTGAGGAC